AGCGAGAACAGGACTGCTCCGGTTAATCTGTGCTTGATTTCGAATTTCATCACTCCCTCCCGTAGATGTCGTTGAGCTGCGCCTCTGCGCGGGGCTTGGCAGACTTCTCCACGCCCACCAGCGCACCGAGAACTTTCTGGATGAAGTAGCACTTGCTCAGGTCGAGACTCGCGGCTTCCATGCAGGCGGCTTCCAGATGCTTCATCGCCTCGGCCATGTCGTCGTGGATCGGGAGGTCGCTGTCGAGCAGTTCCTCTTTCCAGAACTCCGCGTCGTGGAGCCAGATGCCAGCGTTCTGCTTCGCCATGCGTGCGTTCTCGGCTTCCAGCGCGTCGGCTGCGTCGTCAAGCCGCTTGTAGGCGGCGAGGGACAACTCTTGGGGGATTCTCGCGTTCATGCGGCCCCCGAAGTAAAAAATTCGTCAATCGCTGCATCTGGAAAGTCGCCGGGAATCAGAACGGAAAGCGTCCAGCCGACATTGGGGCCGCAACGTTCATGGGTCATCAGATCCCTGACCTTGTTCCACCGCTCCTGATCCGCAAATGCCGCGTCCGCATCGTTGTTGAATTTGCGAAGGCGGTCGGCATCGGCGTAGTCACGCACGACCACATCAACGGAACCTTTCCCGTCGAGAAGGTCTAGCTTCACCACGACCATGCTCATGCGGCCACCTTGCTGAAGCCGTAGCGGTTGAGTGCGGCAACCGCATCCGCCGTGGTGTCCTCAACACCGTAGACAAACGCGCCGTCATTCCAGCGCAGCGTCCAACGGGCGCAATCAGAGAAGGTGGTGAGTTCAGCCGAGTCGGCTTGGTAGAAGTTGCGGCCTACTGCGTTTTGGCTTGCGTTCATCTCTGCTCTCCCATTCGCCCGTAGGCGGTTTGTGGTGCTGATGGGAGAAGTATCGGCCTCCTTCCAAAACCGCGCCAATCGTATTTTTCTATCAGCCCGATAGGTACAATCAATTGGCACGCCCCCTTGCTTTCGGGCAAGATCAGCAAATGATCCAAAACGTCTACGTTATTTCAGGTTCCAACATTCGGCCCGTACAAGCGAGGATTGCTGGCGAAGTGGCCTATATTCCTTTGCCGTTTGGTCAAGAGAAGCCTATTAAGCTTCCAAACTGGCAACCGACTAAATCTGAAGCTGAAGCCGAGATTGTGCGGCGCAAGATTGCGCGAGTTGAAAGGGCGCGTAAGATCGTGGCAGGAGCCGAAGGGTGAAACTTGAGACGGGGAAGGCTCCCGCGAAGGTTCACGAACTCAAGGGGAAGCGTTGAACTATCTCCGCGTAAAGAACTGGTCCGAATTCCAGCATTACAAGGATCGCAATCCGCCTTGGATCAAGCTGCATCGGACGCTGCTCGACGACTACGAATTCGCGTGCTTGCAAGATGCTAGCAAGTTGCACCTGATGCTTTTATGGCTCCTCGCAAGCCAGTCTGACGGGCGGATTCCAGCCGATCCGAAGTTCCTTCAGGGCAAGCTTGGATTGAAGTCCGCTCCAGACCTGAAACCGCTTATAGATCATGGCTTTCTCATACCGGAGCAATCTGCTAGCAAGCCGCTAGCGCCAGACGCTAGCAAGTTGCGCCTAGAGACAGAGGCAGAGACATATAAAGAAGAGACATATAAACCCCCAGAGTGGATTGACCGCGGGGTTTGGGATTCGTGGGTATTGATCCGACCCGCAAAGGCAAGGACACCCGCGTCCCTGAAAGCCGCCGTCAAGAAACTTGAGGGCTTCCGCACCGCTGGCTTCGATCCGAACGAGGCCGTAGCCAATTCCCTTGCGAACGGCTGGCAGGGGCTATTCGAACCGAAGGCAAAGACCGCAGCTACGCAATCGCTTTCCGCCTTCATCGCAGAAAGGGAAAACCGTGCAGAAAACTGACCTCGACGCTTTCCAACGCTTGATGTGCGAAGTGCAGGAGTGCTACGGCCACCGAGCGCCGTCCCCTGCGGTGCTGACGCATTGGGTTGATGCCCTGAAAGACCACCCGTTTCACACGGTCGAATCGGTGCTGCGGAACTGGATTCGGACGAAGCAAAAGCCGCCTGTCATTGCGGATATCGCAGTGATCTGCGCGTCGATCTTCTCGGACAAGGTTGAGGCCAGGGCGGCGGCGGACAAGAAAGCCTTCGGCGGGATGCCTGACGAGCATCAAGTCACGCCCTACGGGAAGGAGTGCATTCGCCGGATGAAGGCGATGCTTGCGAAGCCGAAAGCACCGTCGAAGGAATGGGCGCGAAAGATCATGGAGAACCCGGACGCAACGTGGATGCAGAAGCAGTTTGCCGCGCCTGTGTACGCGACGATGCAGCACAGGGAACCCGGCGAGGACGACGAGATGCGGGAGGCCGCGTGAGTTTTGAGAACCTACGCACCGACGAGCAAAGCCGCCTCATGTGGGCCTGCCTTGGAGACATTGCCAAGCAGGTTCGCTGGATGGTGGACGGCGAGAGCGTGTACCTCGACAAAGAGGACTGGAAATATATTGTCTCAGCGGGGCTTAAAAGGCATCAGCGACTCGCCAAGGGTATCGACGGCGGCTTCGTATTACTCGGCCTGTCCACGCGCAAGCTGACGAAGCCTGAGATGAGCGACTTACTGGAGATCATCTTCGCATTCGGAGCCGAGCATGGCGTTGTGTGGTCAGAGCCGGAAAGGGTGGCGGCGTGAGCGCAATCACCAAAAGCGCCAAGGGCCAGGACTGCCAGATCCGCATCATCGGCGTATGCAACCACAACCCCGAGACCACCGTGTGGTGCCACCTCTCCGGTTCCGCAGCGGGGAAGGGCATCGGCATGAAGGCGATTGATCTGCTTGGCGCGTATGGGTGTTTCGCGTGTCATGAGGTCGTAGACCGCCGCAGGGCAGCGCCGCTGGGCATGACGCGGCAGGACGTAGAAAGCGACTTTGCCAAGGGGCACTACCGCTCCTTGGTGATCCTTGACGAGAAAGGGCTGATATGACATTCCCTCTATGGATTGACCCTACTCCCTTGACCCGCCAGTTCGTAGGCAGTTTTGCCAACGCTCCGGTGCGGGAGCCGTTCGCCCACTTGCGCAACAAGATGATGAACGTGACGCTGACATGGAAGCAGCGCATGAGAGAGGCGGCATTCAAGCGCCAAGAGACCGCCCGACAGAACGCGCTGAAAGGCGGGGCCAAGACCCACGCGAAGGCGCTTGAGGATGCGATAGCGCGGGGCGAGACAATGGAAGAACGGCGGCGCAGGCAGAAGAACGAGAGCCAGATCCGGCGCAGGGAACGCGAGGGGTCTGGACGGCGGGTTGTCTCGGCGGCGGGCAATAGCAAGAGGTTTGCGGCTCTTGCGTAGGGCTGCCCGCAAAGACGGCAACCACGACGAGATCCGCGAGGAGTTCCGGCGGCTGGGCTGCATCGTCCACGACACTCTTGGAGACTGGGATCTGACCGTAGAGAAGCACACGCTTACCTGTCTGGTCGAGGTCAAAGACCCGTTGAGCGCCTACGGTCGGAAGGGGCTGAACCCGCGCCAGAAGAAGATCCCGCTATATCGCTGGGTGATAGAGACGAAGGACAACGTAGGGCAATGCGTGGCGCATCTGGATGCGATTGCCGAGGCTATCAGGAGGGCTGCATGAACGCACCCGCACGTTTCCACGCTACGCCAGAGGTATCCCCCCGCCTTGACTGGCACTTGGACAACTGGGCCAGCTACATGCGAACAGGCGGCACGCGGGGGCTAGGAGCTCCTACAAGCGCTTGCGGCTTCGTGGGCGGGGGGTACAACAACGATTTTGACTCGATGTGCCTGGAGGCCGATTCCCGCGCTGCGAAGGCTATGGACGGGCTGATATCCAGCCTGACCCCTGCTCAACAGGCGGCTATCTCGCACCGCTACCTGCACGCGGTGTACAGGTTCCGGGATCTGGAGGCGATATTTGCCGAGGCTTGCTATCGGCTGGAAGCGTGGATGCCGTCTAGGGGGCTGGTGTGAGTAATTTACGCGATAGGAGCGACGAGTGAATAACAAGTTGGACGGATTCTGCCACCACACCATTTGGGGCGCTCGCGTCACCAGCTACCAGTGCCGCCGTGTTTGGGGCTTTGGGCCAGAAGGGAAATACTGCAAGCAACACGCGGCGCTCTACGAAGTGGTCGAAGCCGCTATTCCTCTTTGGAAGATCGAGAACGGGCGCTATCAGTCTTTTAAAATGCCCGAGAAAGTGATGGTGCGCGAGGTCAAGACGACGACCTTTATTGACAAGGAGGGAAGGCGCAATTCGTTCAGAACAGAATGGGAGCTTTATTTTCAGTCCGAGGAAGCCGCCCTGAAGGAACTTCTATCTCGGGCAGAGGCGCTTATTGCGCACTCGTTCAAAGAGGTAGCACGCGGCGAACAGGCTAAGGACAAGATTGCCGCCCGCCTGATGGCCCCTATTGCAAAGCTGGAAGCGTGGATGCCGTCAAGGGGGCTGGTGTGAGCCGTAGGGTACTTAACCCGGCTAAGTACCCCATGACGGGCGCATTTAAGGTACACGCGGACGTACCTAAATTGCCGCCTTTGACGCGCCGCAGCATGGATACTGTAAATATTTTCACTGAATGTATTGACAGTGCCGAAAAAGCCCTGTATAAGGAAAAAAGGTGGGGCGAAGCCTTGCCGAAAATCCGTGCCGGATGGCAAAAGACCGGGGAACCGGAGTCGATAAGGACGGACGATTTCAGAACTGCTCGCTGGCGGAACACAGCCCAGCACAGCCTTAGCTTCGGGACACAGAAGCCGCTGCGCCCTGCGGACGGGCAACCATCTCCCCCCGGCGTGTGCACAGCACGCCTTGTCTGCTTCTAGGGCTTAGCCCGCGAAATCATCCGAACTTCGATGGTTGGCAGACTTTTTATTTTGAACTGGTAAGCAATCCTTACAAGTTCGCGCATTCGGCTCCCCGCCAAAACCGCCTACGCCAACCAATAAAGACGAGGCGCGTGTGCGGCGTGGGGGCCGAGCCTGTTTTGCACTTAATTAGTGCGACTTACTGAAGGAAGCCTATGGCTACGAAGGGAAAACTCCCTCCTCGTGCCGGTATGGGGCGTCCCAAGGGTTCGGTCAACAAAGTGACCAAGGAACTCAAGGACATGATCCTCACCGCCTTGGAGGAAAGCGGCGGTGTGGAATACCTAAAGGACAGGGCCAAAGACAACCCGGCGGCGTTTCTTACGCTGATCGGCAAGGTTCTGCCCCTACAGGTGGGCAATGTGCCCGGTGAGCGGTTTCTAGTCGGTACTGCGTGGCAAAACTCGGCGGCTTTCAAGAAAGCCTAGAGGGCTTCAACGCCTACCACGCCCGAGGCCCGTTCCAGCGCTTTCACAACCGGGATCACCGCTGGGCTGTCATGGTGGCCCACAGGCGGGCTGGCAAGACCGTGGCGTGTGTGGCCGAACTTGTGGCTTGGGCGTTGGCTGCGACTCGCCCTGACGAGCGCTTTGCCTACGTAGCGCCGCAGTTCAACCAGGCTAAGGACATTGCTTGGGCCTACGTGAAGCGCCTGACCTCGGACATTCCGGGGGTGGACTACAACGAGTCTGAACTTCGGGCGGATCTGCCCAACGGTTCGCGGATTCGTCTGTACGGGGCGGACAACCCTGACAGGCTGCGCGGCCTGTACTTGGACGGCGTGATTCTGGACGAGTACGCCGACATGAAGCCGAGGGTATGGGGCGAGATCATCCGTCCCCTGTTGGCTGACCGTAAGGGCTGGGCCGCGTTCATTGGGACGCCGAAGGGCCATAACGAGTTCTACGACATCTGGCAGTACGCGCAGGGGCAGGCGGATTGGTTTCACATGAAACTGACGGCCTCGACCTCGGGACTGATTGACGCGGCGGAATTGCTGGACGCCCGCCGGGGCATGACGGACGACCAATACGAGCAGGAGTTTGAATGCTCGTTTGAGGCGGCGATTGTCGGGGCTTACTACGGGCGCGAGCTGGCGCAGGCTGAAAAGGACGGGCGGATCACAAAGGTTGCCCACGATCCTGCGGCCAAGGTTTACACCGCGTGGGACTTGGGCTATCGGGACGACACCGCCATCTGGTGGTTCCAGATCATCCGCGACGAGATCCACGTTATCGACTTTCACGCCTCCTCTGGTGGCGATGTGTCGTTCTATGCGGGATTGGTGAGCGGCAAGCTTTACCGCTACGCCACGCACTTCCTGCCCCATGACGCACGCGCCAAGACGCTGGCGGCTGCTGGACGGTCGATTGTCGAGCAGCTTGCCGAGAAGCTTGGGCTAGGCAGTCTGGCGATTGTCCCGGAACTGAGCGTGCAGGACGGCATTCAGGCTGCGCGTATGGCCTTGCCTAAGTGCTGGTTCGACCGTGAGCGCTGTAATGAAGGGGTGGAAGCCCTGAAGCAATATCAGCGCGAGTGGGACGAGGATAAGAAGGCGTTCCGCGAGAAGCCGCGCCACGATTGGACAAGCCACCCGGCGGACGCTTTCAGGATGCTGGCGGTTGCATGGCGTGAGAACGCGCCCCCGCCGCCGCCTTCTGAGCCTATGCGCGGTGTGCTGGTAGGCGCGGACAACCGGGCCACGCTGAACGACCTATGGAACACGGTTCCGAGGCAATCAAACCGAATTTGAGCGTCGGGAAGACGCACAGGAGCAACGGAAATGAGCAATCCCGTCGTTGAAAGCGGAGCCTACAAAAACATTTCAGCATCTACGCTGGTGCGTACTGGTGCCGGACAGTTGATCGGAATTTTTGTGGCTTCGGCATCTGGTTCGCCAACCATCAAGGTATGGGACAACACGAGTGCGGCGACAACCGTGCTTGTCAATACGTTCACGCCTTTGGCGGGGGGCTTTTACCCAATGCCGTTCAATTTTTCAAATGGCCTGTTCGTAACAATCGGCGGCACAGTTGATTGCACGGTTGCATGGAATCCAGTCGGAAGCTGAAATGCTTTTGACATATCCGTACACGCCTGCGATTTCGTTGGTTCCCGGATCGGTATGGGACTTTGCGGGCGGGTCTGCGTCTCCTGTGCGTGGGGGGGCAACGCTGACCTTTACCCGCGCCTCTGCGCAGACGGGGTTCAACTCTGCCGGGGTGATGTCGAGCTATGCGACCGATGTTCCGGTCTACGACTACAACCCGACGACTCTTGCGCCCCTTGGCCTGTCTATGTGGGAGGCCAGGACGAACCTGTTCCTGAACTCCGCGCTAGACGGGACGGCACTAGCCACGCAGGGCGTTACTACTACGGCGCAAGCGTACACGGTGAGTTTCTACGGGACGGGTTCAATCACGTTCTCGGGTGCGTTTGTGGGGTCTCTGAACGGGACGGGCGCAACGGATCGAGTGACGACCACGTTCACGCCTTCGGCTGGGACGGTGACGTGCACGGTAAGCGGTTCGGTGAAGTGGGCAAACTTTGAGGTTGGTTCTTTTGCCACGCCGTTTATTGTGACGGCGGGTGCTTCTGCAACCCGTGCGGCCCCGGTCTGCTCGACTACGAATTTGGGGTGGTACAACCAAGCTGAGGGGACGTTTGTTGCGGTCAGTTTGCTTGGATCAACCTTTGCACAAGCAGAGGCCGCGTTTGACCTGCATGACGGGTCAACGGCCAACCGGATAGTTGTTCGGATGAACACAGCCGGGCCAGCAATTCAATCAACGATACGAAGTGGGGCCGCTACTGTTGCAACCCTTACTTCCACGATTTCTCCTGCTACGACGCAGAAAAAATTAGCGATTGCTTACAAAGTAAATGATTTTTCGCAATCGGTAAGTGGCGAAACCTGCGTCACTGATTCAGCCGGTGCGGTTCCTGTAAGCCCCACGACTCTGCTTGTTGGGCACGCTTTTGGGCCTGCGGAATGGCTAAACGGCTGGGTTTCGTCGCTCTCTTACTACCCGGTGCGCATTGCTGACGCCACATTGCAGGGGTTGTCCGCATGAAGCCGACGCATGATCTTGTCCAAGACATGACCAATTGCATCGCCGCCTATGAACGCGAGTTCAAGAAATGGGAAGGGCGCGTTGACAAGCTGCTGAAGCGTTACCGCGACGACCGCACAGTCAAGGGGCAGACAGATTCTCGCTTTAACATCCTGTGGTCTAACGTGCAGACGCTCGTGCCTGCCACTTACAGCCGGGTTCCGCAGCCTGACGTTTCCCGCCGCTTTCGGGACAATGATCCTGTTGGGCGTGTGGCTGCGCTGATCGTAGAACGTGGGCTAGAGTTTGAGATCCAGCATTACCCCGACTACCGGGAGACCCTGAAGAAGTGCGTCTATGACCGCTTCCTAGGGGGGCGCGGGACGCTTTGGGCGAGGTATGAGCCGCATATCCGCGCCAAGGAGAAGGACTCGCCTACGGACGGCGTAGGGGTCTCTGAGGACGTTGACGAGCCGGAAGAGGAACTCGACTACGAGTGCGCCCCGGTGGATTACGTCCACTGGAAGGACTTCGGGCACACGGTAGCGCGAACGTGGGAGGAAGTTCCCCGAGTCTGGCGTAGGGTTTACATGACCCGCGCCATGTGCGTTGCGCGGTTTGGCGAGGAAGGCGAGAAGATCCCGCTGGACTCCCGCCCTGACGACCAGAAGACGAAGGCCGAGACCGACCAGGACACTCGCGCCCTCATCTACGAGATTTGGGACAAGGACAAAAAGAAGGCGTTCTGGCTCTCCAAGTCGCTGGGCAAGTTCGTGGACGAGCGGGACGATCCGCTGGGGCTGGAGGAGTTCTTCCCGTGCCCGAAGCCTTTGTTCGCCACGCTGACGAACGAGAGCCTAGTCCCGGTTCCTGACTTCACGCTGTACCAAGACCAAGCGCGTGAACTGGACGTTATCAGCGACCGTATCGACGGGCTGATTAACGCCCTGAAGGTGCGCGGTGTCTATAACGCCGAGTTTCAGGAGTTGGCGCGGCTGTTCACGGAAGGCGAGAACAACACGCTTATCCCGGTGAAAAACTTCATGGCCTTTGCTGAAAAGCAGGGCTTGAAAGGCGCGATTGACCTTGTAGACCTTACTCCGATTGCTGGCGCTCTTGAGCAGGCTTACAGGGCGATGGAGCAGGTCAAGCAGCAGATTTACGACATCACGGGCCTTGCGGACATCGTTCGTGGGCAGTCTGAGGCTTCGGAGACGGCGACCGCGCAGCAGATCAAGGGGCAATACGCCTCCATGCGCTTGAACAGCATGAAACACGCTGTGGCCGAGTTTGCTACCGAAACGCTGCGGCTGAAGGCCCAGATCATGATGGGGCAGTTCGCCCCTGAGACGCTGTTGCAGATTTCGGGGGCAAAGCAGTTCTCGGAGGAAGACCAGCAGCATATCCCCGCCGCAATCGCCCTGCTGAAGTCCGAGAACGCCCGCGACTTCAGGATTGAGATTGCCGCCGACTCGCTGGTGCAACTTGACGAGTCGCAGGAGAAGCAAGACCGCATGGAGATGATTCAGGCGGTCGGTACTGCGTTGCAGAAGGCTGAGCCTGTCATTGCTGCGGCCCCTGAACTGGCCCCGATGGTGTTGCAGCTTATCAAGTTTGGCGTCAGCGCCTTCAAGATCGGCAAGACGGTCGAGGGCACGATTGACGAGGCGCTGGACAGGTTGCAGGAGAGCATCAAGGCGAAGCAGGGCCAGCCGCCTCCGCCCAATCCTGACATGCTGAAGATTCAGGCGCAGCAGCAGACAGACCAAGCGCGTCTGGCCCATGACCAGCAGGTTGCCCAGATGCAGGCGCAGCAGGACGCGCAGAAGGCGCAGATGGAAGCCCAGATACGCGCCCAAGAGCAGCAGCAACAAGCCGCGATGGAGCAGCGCCGGAACGAGATGGAAGCGCAGCGGGCCATGATGGAATCGCAGGCGCAGTCTGCCCTTGAGGAGCGCAAGGCGCAGCAGGAAGCGCAGTTCAAGCAAATGGAAATGGATCTGGAGTGGCGCAAGGCTGAACTTGACGCCTCTACAAAGATTCTGGTTGCTGAGATCGCCGCCAAGACCGCGATGGACAAGGCCGCGCAGGATGCCGAAGCCTCCGCAGCGAAAGAGGCTGAGGCTGTTGGCAAAGAGGACGCCAAGGCTGCGCAGACGAACGACCTCCACAGCAAGACGCTGAAGACTATGGAGAAGGTAGCCGAGGCCCTGGCCCGCCCAAAGAAGGTGGTTAGGGACGATTCTGGACGGGTTGCCGGGCTGCAATGAGCGCAGGCTACAGCACAACGCTGCGCAATGCGCAGTTGGACGCGATCACCACGGCGGTCGGGAACGCTGGGCTTCTGCGTATCTATGACGGCACGCGCCCTGCTACTGGCGGGGCTGCAACAACCAAGCTTGCTGAGTTCACGCTAGGCACTCCGTTCGCGGCTGGTGCGGCGGCTGGGGTTCTCAGTCCTACGTTGCCGAGCGATGCGACCGGGCTTGCTGCTTCGACTGCCACATGGTTCCGGGTGGTGACGAGCGGCGGCACGTTCGTCATTGACGGCAGCGTAAGCACCAGCGGCGCGGACATGAACCTGAACACCACGACCATAAGCATCGGTGTCACGGTGAGCGTGACTAGCTGGACGATTACTAGAGGAAACGCATAATGGCCGGATACTTCGCGGCGGGCAGCTTTCGGATTCTTGGGTCTGCCGCAACGCCGCATAACCTGTTGACAATTGAAAACATCGACGCGACGAAGCTTGTCTATATTCGTCGCGTCACGGTCCAACTGGATGCAACTGCCGTGCTTGTCGCGGTCATGCCGCAGGTAAAACTGTCCCGCGCAAGCGCCGTTCCGACAGGTGGGACGACGCTCAACAAGGGGCAGTTTGACACTAGCAATGCGTCAAACGCGAACACCATCATCCGTTGCGCAACGGCCTCGGACGGCGGCGCAGCGACGGCGATCACGGCCACGGCAGGCACAACGATCTGGCAGCAATACTGCATGAGGATGCACACGCTTGTCGGTCAGGTACTCGCTGAGGACAGCAGCATGGCACCGGCGTTGGTGGAGACGCAAAACCTTATCTTGCGGCAAAACCAAGCGCTTCTGGTTCAGGTGGTGGCAACCATCGGCACATCGAACCCTGCGACAAACAACTGGTGTGTGAACATCGTTTGGGAAGAGGATTGAGTGGCGTTTACCTTCAACGGCAGCGTCCCATCTCCTATAGCTTTAGGAAATGACGCTACAACGCAAAACCTGTTCGCCATCACGAATACGCTTGGCTCGCGGGTCAATGTGTACGTTCGGAGGCTTGTGGCGCAGCTTGACCCAATTTTGGGGCTTACTTCGGTCATGCCGCAGGTAAAGATCAGCAGGGCAACGGGCATAAGCGGTGGGGTGGTCTTGTCGCCCACCACCTACGACACGGCAAAGGCATCCAGCAGTTTTGTTGAGGTTCGCTCCCCGATGCTGGATGGGTTCCCGCTCTCAGGGACGGCAGGCACAACCATTTGGCAGAAGTATTGCTCACGTATGCAGACTGCCGCGGAACAGGTGCTCGGCGTGGATAAAAACATCCTGCCAAATCTTGTCGATACGCATGATTTCATACTGCGGCCGAACCAATCAATTTTGTGCCAAATGGTCGGCACTACAGCGGCAGCAAATGCCGCGCTTTCAAACAACTGGTTAGTCGAGGCTGAATGGGAAGAAGAGGCAGTCTCGACGTTTGCAATTTCAGGAACTGTTACGCTAAGTGGTAGCCCGGTAAGTGGGGCAATCGTGACGGTAATAGAAGCCGACGACGAGAGCATGACCAATCCTGTATTGGTTGAAACGGTGACGACTGCCGCAGGCGGAACGTGGGCATCTAGCATTAGCACCGGCAAGGTCGGCGCGGCGTTTGTGCAGTACAAGGCAGGGGCGACTTACTACACAGCACCGGGAAGCCCTTACCTTGCATGAGCATCTACATCCCTCCGGCAACAAATGCCGTAGATTTTGCTGCGGAGAGTTTCACACCTGCTGACTTAACTCCGGCTAATAATCCGCTGTCGGCTACCAGCCCAGCGGCACGCACGGCTGTAGATTTTGCTCTAAGCGGATATACGCAGTCCACATACCCTTATGTCGGGTGGGAGCTTCTTCCGGGCGCTGGAAGTGTTACGGCAGCACTTGCATGGACTGAGGACAGCGATGTATTTGCCGTCGCTGGATCTGTGCGTGTATCGGCTGCGCTGGCATGGACGGAAGCGGACGACACGTTCGCGGCCTCTGGAACCGTCGCGGTCACTTCTGCTCTTGCGTGGACAGAAGACGACGATGTAACGGCGATCACAGGGTCGGTCACTTCCAGCGCCGTCACCGCAGACATTGCGTGGACTGAGGACGACGATGTTTGGGCGATTACCGGGCTGGCTTCATCCGCGCTTATCTCTCGTTCGGACGGGGGCGAGAAGCGCCGAAGCAGGAAGTTCCGCAAGAAGAACGAGAAGCGCAGGAGCGACCTAGAACGGGCCTTTGCGGCCCTCATGGGAAGCCCGGAGGCTTCTGTAAGGGCTGAAGCCCGCGAGATTGCAGCGCCCGCCCTGGCGCAAGGATTCGATGCTGCGGAGTTGTCTGACTTCCGCGCATCCCAACTGCTTGCCCTGTATCAAGAGATGCAGGACGAGGAGGATTTTCTACTGTTGCTGTAGCCCGCTGGGAAGCGGGTATTTCCCACTGAAGGAGTTTTACATGCCTACCACTCGCAACCTCTTGGGGTCTGGTACTGCCCCGCTTCAAGCGCAAGCCACTGTCGGCGTACCCACGGCCTCGTTCACCGCTGCCGGTTCCGGTGTCCAAGCCGGGACTGTCCTGCCGTCGGACTTCGTTGTCTGTACTGCGGCCACGGGTTCGTTCTATGCGCAGATGCCGACCGGCTCGACCGTCGGTGCTTCGCTTGGCGATACCTACGTGTTCGTGAACCACTCCGGTTCGACGGTGCAGATGTCGCCTGCCACCGCTGCTGGGAAGATCGCCAACGGCTCGGCTGGTGCGGCTTTTGCCATCACAACGGGCAAGACGGCGACTTTCTACTACATCGGCTCGGAGAACTGGGGCGCGAACCTCAGTGCGTAAATCTTACGTCTCCGTCAACGGGGAATGGGTTCCGAAGGACGAGTACTACGCGAACCTCCCCGATCCGGGCGTAATGATCATGCCCGACATCCAGCCTTACAGGTCGATGTGCGACGGTTCGATGATTACCAGCCGCTCCAAGCATCGGGAACACCTGAAGGCGCATGGGGTGGTTGAGGTAGGCAATGCGTTCGACAGCGCGAAACGGAAGGAAATGCGGCCCCCTCCGGGGCTGAGAGACCGTCTAGCGCAGATCGCCAACGAAAAGCTTCGCAGGTAGCAGTAACCACTGCCGGGAGGCAGCGGATTCCTTCATGGAGATGACATGGCCGGGACTACTCTCGCCGCAGCACTGACGGAAGCCTTTGACAAGGCCGAAGTCGAAGTACCGCAGGAAACGATTGAAACGCCCGTAGCGCCTGCGAATGACGCAGCGCCTACCGAGACAGCAACAGAGAAGGCCGACCGCCTGCGGGATGAGGCGGGGCGGTTCAAGAAGGCAGACGAGCAGCCCGTCACGCCGGAGGTCAGCCAGGATGCTGCTACGGCTCCGGTCGCGCCCGTTGTAGAGCCGAGAAAGCCCCCGTCGAGCTGGAAGAAAGAATACTGGGAGGCTTACCAGAAACTCGACCCGAACGTCGCTGAGTACATCAACCAGCGCGAGAGCCAGTTTGCCAGCGGGGTATCGACCTACCGGCAAGAGGCGGAACGGGCGAAGGAACTGAACGATGCCATAGCGCCGTTCGCCCAAGACTTGCAGACGCACGGCATCCAGCCTGCGCAGTGGATTCGCAACCTTGGGATGGCGCATCAGACGCTTGTGAAAGGTTCGCCCGAACAGAAGCTTGCGACCTTCCAGAAGCTTGCGCAGGACTACGGGATTCCTATTCAGGCGATCCAATCGGGCCAGGTTGACCCGGTGATGAACTATGTCGCGCCGCTCCAGCAGCGCATCAACGAATTAAGCGGTCAGTTGAACAACTGGCAGCAGCAGCAACAGCAGCAAGAACAAACCGCCTTGCAAAAGGAGATTGAGGCTTTTGCGGCGGCGCATGAGCAGTTTGAAACGGTCAAGGAGACGATGGCTGGACTACTCCAGTCAGGTTTAGCCCCCGACCTTAAGAGCGCCTACGACAAGGCACTGCGACTGAACGACGAAGCTTGGCAAGCCGAACAACATCGGAAGGCCGAAGCGGAGAAGGCAGCAGCAGCGGCAAAGGTCGCAGAGGCGCGTGCCAAAGCAGTCAGCACCAAGTCGGCTACACCGGCTGGGGTGATGGGCAGCGGCAAAAAGGATCTCCGCTCAGTTCTCACAGAAAACGTCGAGAGCGTCTTGGGCGGGGGAAGAGTCTAAATCTGAAATGGAGAATTAATCATGGCCTTCGCCAATGCCTCCATTACCGACATCATTGCGACGACGATTCAGTCGCGCTCTGGTGAACTCGCTGACAACTTCACCAACAACAACGCGCTCCTGCGCCGGTTGAAGTCCAAGGGCAACGTCAAGCCCTTCAGCGGCGGTAATGTGATCCTGCAAGAAATTGCATACAACGACAGCACCACTGCCAACGTCAACAGCTACTCGGGCTACGAAGTTCTGAACATCGCCCCGAACAGCCCGATTTCGGCGGCGCAGTTCCCCATCACCCAGTACGCCTCGGCAGTCACGATGAGCGGTCTGGAGATGCTCCAGAACAGCGGCAAGGAAGCGATCATCGACATGCTCGAAGGTCGTATCGCCATTGCTGAAGGTCAACTGATGAACCGCATCAGCAACGACCTGTATCTGGACGGGACGCTGAACGGCGGGAAGAACCTGACCGGCCTCAAAGCGGCGGTCGCGGACGCTGGAACGGGTACGTATGGCGGCATCATCCGCTCTGCGAATGCGTTCTGGGCGAACCAGTTCTACTCGGGCGTGACCAACGGTGGTGCGGCTGTCTCGGCTTCGAACATCCAGCAGTACATGACCGCCCTGGCGATCAAGATGGTTCGCGGCCAGGACAAGACCGACCTCATCGTGTCGGATGCGACCTACTACCAGTATTACGTCAACTCGCTTCAGGCGATCCAGAAAGTTTCGGACCCTGAGAGCGCGGCGGCTGGCTTTGCTTCGCTGAAGTTCTACGGCGGCGGCATGGCGGCGGACGTTGTGCTGGACGGTGGTCTGTACACGGGCGGTGACTCGGTGAACGCATCGTGGTCGGGCGCTTCTGCCAACCACATGTATTTCCTGAACACCAATTACATTTTCCTGCGCCCGCACAAGGACAGGAACTTTGTACCGATTGGCGGCGAACGGCAAGCCGTGAACCAAGACGCAATCGTGAAGCTGATCGGCTGGGCGGGGAACTTGACCTGCTCCAACTGCTCGCTTCAGGGCGTCCTCGTGGCCTAAAGGAGAAACAATCATGGCCTTCCCCATTACCCCTACCATCGGCGCGAAGTTCACTTCGTCGGACGGTACGACCGCCTCGTTTGCCGCAGGCACCCGTGTTCACGGGAGCAACGGCGGCGAGTGGGTCTACATCCTTGCCAACGGTGCAATCTCCTCGGGCGATCTCGTCGCCATCAACTCGGCGGGTACGGGAACCCGCGCAACCGCTGCCCTTGCCGCCACCGGCTCGGAACTGGCGTTTGCGCAGTTCGCGTTCGCTGACACGGAATACGGTTGGGTTGCCATCAACGGCTCCCCGATGACCGTGGCCGTTTCGGCGACTTCGACCCTGCAAGCTGTCCTGTACGTGGCGACGACCTCGGGCAAGCTGTCTACCACCGCGTCCTCGGGCACGCTGGCTGGCATCGCTCTGCTCACGGCCAGCACCACGGCTGTCGCTTCCACCTACCTCGCCATCGTTACGTGGCCGAAGTGCGTGGGCGCTGGTAACTAATGACCTGGCCGGTGATGGGGGCGAAAAGCGGAGACGTTCTAGCCCCCCTCTCATTGGCTACGGAGATTTGCGAGACGCCCGAGAACATCCGGGCCAATCTCGTTTCGGCGCTTTCCTCGGAGTACGAACCGTTCACGAGACGGCTTCTTACAAAGGGCGGAAGCGCCATTTCTATTTGTGGCTCTGGCCCTTCACTGCGGCGGGAGTTTTACAAGGCCAAGGGCGATGTCCTTGCCTGTAACGCTGCGCATGATTTTCTGGTGCGCAACGGGATGAAACCGACATACGGCATGGTGTGGGATGCCGACAAGGTGGTGAACAAGTTCATCACGCCCACGGACGGGGTTGAGTACCTGCTCGCCTCCCGGTGTCACCCGGAAGTGTTTGAACGCTTCCAAGGGCGCAACGTGACGGTCTGGCACGCGGGCGGGGATGAGTGCCTGCCGGACCTTCTGGACGAATACAACAAGCCTGAGCCGATTATCAACGGCGGTTCTGCTGCGGTTGTCCGCGCCATGTTCCTAGCGGCTGCGATGGGCTATCGGGAGATGCACATCTTCGGGGCGGATTCGTCCTATGAAGGCGAGTCCTCGCACTTCCAGCCGAGTGTCGTTGCGGAGCAAGAACTGGGCGTGTTCTGCCTCGGCAAGTGGTTCAAGACCACGCCTTGGCTGGCGGTGCAGGTTGAGGACTTTAAATTGATTGCCCCAGCCCTTCTGGATGGCGGCGCACGGATCGTCGTCTATGGGGATGGATTGCTGCCCCATGTCGCTCGGGAACTCGGGTTTGAGGTTCACAGCGAGCAGGACGAACAACTGGCGGACTTTTACGGGCCGGATTTCGCCAGCCACCACACGGCCCAACTCTCAACTACTTGAGGTTCCTACATGCAGCTTGCTTCTGATCTGGACAACCCCGATTTCGCGGGGGCACGAAACCCGAACGACATGCTCGCCGTGGAGTTCTACGACCACGCGGCGCTTGACAAGTGGGAGACGGAAAAGACCGGCATCAAGACATTCCGGCCTGAGTGTCCCTTTGTGCGGATCTCGATCCCCGGAAACAACCTGAACACGGTGGAGCGTCCTGCGGAGGTTGGCGACACGAAGCGTTTTCCGCGTGAGTGGCTTGTGTACCAGATGAGCAAAGGCGGTCTGAACAACGCAGGCGCTGCGGGTTGGTCGATTGACGAGTGGGAAGAACTGAACGACGAGAGCCGCCGCCAACTGAAGTACCTGCGCTTCTTCACGGTCGAGCAGATCGCCTCGGCCAACGACATTCAGGTGCAGGGCATCGGCATGGGCGGTCAAGGTCTGCGCGAGAAGGCGAAGGCGGCTGTTGCTGCGAGGAACGGCAAGGCTGCGAACGATGAAGTCGCCAAGCGCGACGCCGAGATTGCAGACCTGAAGGCGAAGCTTGACATGGTGCTTTCCAAGCTTGGCGAAGATAAGCGCGGCCCTGGCCGTCCCCCGAAAGAGAGAGAGGCTGCGTAAATGGCAACGATGCTGCAACTTGTCCAGCAGGCAACCGGCGAAATGGGGCTTGCTGTGCCCACCGCCGTTGCGTCCTCTACTGCCTCGGACACGGTGCAGCAGCTTGCCCTGTTGAACGCTGTTGGCTACGAACTGAAATCTAAGTACCAATGGCAAGCGCTGAACAAGGCGTACATCTTCACGGTTTCGACGGCCAGCATCACGGGCGACACGGTTTTGGGTACGTCGAACATCACGAACGCCTCCAGCATCTCTGGTCTGGACACGACCTACCAGATCAGCGGGACGGGGATCAACCAAGCGACCTATATCGCTTCGGCCCCGTCTGGTTCGACGATCCCCCTGTCACAGCCTGCCACGGTCACGGCCACCGGCTCGACCTTCACGCTGACGAAGGTTAAGTATTCCATGCCGTCCGACTACGACCGGATCATTGACGGCACGCAGTGGGACAAGTCGAAGCACTGGAAGATGCTCGGGCCTGAGACTGCCCAGCAATGGGAATGGCTCATTTCCGGCTACATCTCGACCGGCCCGCGTGTGCGGTTTCGCATCTTCGGCGGGTACTTCCAGATCTGGCCCGCGCTCGGGACGAACGAAGTCCTCGGCTTTGAGTACATCAGCAACGGATGGGCGGCGGACTCTGGCGGGACGGCTAAGACCTCGTTCACTGCCGACACCGATACCTGCATCTATCCCGACCGGCTCATGGTGCTGGGCCTGAAGCTGAAGTATTTCAGCATCAAGGGCTTCGACACTACAGACCTGCGCAGGGACTACGAAACCGAACTGAGCATTGCACAGGCGAACGACAGCGGCTCTCCGACCCTTTCCTTTGCGCCTCGTCCTTCGGAAGTGCTGATCGGTTGGGAGAACATCCCGGACAGCGGTTACGGCACTTAAATGCTGGCTAAGCGGGCTGTATCCACGACGGCAGCGATTTCGGCCCCGACGGGGGGCTGGAACGCCCGCGATGCACTGGGAGCGATGGAGCCGCAGGACGCGGTGATCCTGACGAACCTCTATCCGGGGACTTCGGACGTATTCCTGCGCAACGGGTACACGCAGTATTCCACCGGATTGGGTGGGCAGGTTGAATCGGTGATGACGTTTTCCGGGTTGACCTCCAACAAGCTTCTGGGGGCGGCGGGTAGTTCGATCTTCGACTGTACCGCAGGGGGCGCGGTTGGTGCGGCTGTTCAGACGGGTCTCACGAATGCCCGCTGGCAGTACGTCAACTATTCGAACACCTCGGGCAATTACATCTACATGGTGAACGGGGCCGACGCTCCGCGCTATTGGGATGGGACTACGTGGACGAATGCTGCGATTACCGGGGTGACGGTAGCGAACCTCATCCACATCAACGAGCATAAAAACCGCCTGTGGTTCGTTGAGAAGAACACGATGAACGCTTGGTATCTGGCGACCTCTGCCATTGCCGGTGCGGCGACGAAGTTCGACCTGACCGGGGTAGCCATGATGGGCGGCTATCTCATGGCAATGGCTACGTGGACGATTGACGCCGGTTACGGGGTGGACGACCTCGCGGTGTTTGTGACCTCTCGCGGTGAGGTGATTGTGTATCGCGGGACGGACGTATCAAGCGCAACGACTTGGGCGCTGGTCGGCGTGTGGCAGATCGGCGCTCCCGTTGGGCGTAGGTGCATGGTGAAGTTTGCCGGGGACTTGCTGATCATCTGCCAGGACGGGGTTTATCCAATGTCCGGTGCGTTGCAGTCCTCGCGGGTCAATCCTCGTGTGGCGCTGACGGACAAGATTCAGTTTGCTGTGTCGTCGGCCATCTCGACCTACGGGGATAACTTCGGCTGGGAGCTGATCCAGTTTCCAAAGGAAAACATGCTGTTCCTTAACGTGCCGATTGCGGTCGGTTCGCAGGAGCAGTACGTCATGAATACGATCACCAAGTCTTGGTGCAACTTCACCGGATGGGAGGCGAACTGCTGGACGATCTTCGGGGATGACCCTTATTTCGGCGGGAACGGGTATGTCGGTAAGGCTTGGGACGGCTACGCGGACAACGGGACGAACATCAACGGCGACGGGCTGCAAGCCTTCAGCAACTTCGGCTCCCCCGGCAAGCTGAAGCGTTACACGATGATGAAGCCTTACCTTCGCTCGGACGGCTCGCCTGCGTTGTCGGCAAACCTGAACATTGATTTTGATACCTCTGACACTACGGCAACGCTGTCTTTTAGCCCGACAAACTATGCGCTGTGGGATACGGCGGTTTGGGGCGCTGCGGTGTGGGGCGGTGGTCTGAACGTCCTCCAGAACTGGCAGGGCGTGAACGGTGTTGGAGCGTGGGCAGCGCCTCGGCTGAAGATCGCTTCGCAGGGCATCGCAACGCACTGGGTAAATACCACCATCGTCATGGAGCAGGGCGCGATCCTGTGATTGTCACTGGGTCGGGTGTCGTTGAATGGGTTGCGAGGCAGACAAACGAGTTCGGGAACTTCGGTACGGAGGCTGGGATTGGATTGTCTAAAGATGGTGCCTTGGTGGCCGGGGTCGCTTACGCCGAGTGGAATGGCCCCAACGTTGTGTGCCACATCGCATCAGATGGAAGCCGCCGCTGGCTCTCTAGGGCTTACCTATGGGCGATCTTTGACTATCCCTTCCGACAACTCGGATGCGAGCGCATCACGGTATGCGTTGGGGAAGGAAACAAAGACTCGCGGCGTTTCGTTGAACACCTCGGGTTCACGAAAGAGGCGTGGTTGACCGGGGCGCATCCCACCGGGGATTTGATCGTTTACTGCATGTTCAAGGCTGAATGCCGATTCTTGAGAGAACCCTATGCAAAGCATGGAACCCATCTACTTCGCGCCACAGCGTAAGCTTGGCGGGGGCTGGATCTGCTGGAAGGATTCGCCTTCGCCGCCTCCCGCGCCTGACTACACCGGCGCTGCGAATGCAACCGCTGCCGGGAACCTTGAGGCCGCGAAATACGCCACTGCCGCGAACCGGGTAAACCAGTATTCGCCCTACGGCTCCTCGACGTACAAGCAGGGCAATCCAGGCTCCGACACCGACCCGCAATGGGCGCAGACGATCAGCCTGTCTCCTGTTGGTCAGCAACTCCTCGACTACGCGAACAACTCTGCCCTTGGGCTCGGTTCGCAGACGGGTCAAGCCCTTGACCGGGTAGACCAGAGCCTTTCGCAGCCGTTCGACATCAACAGCGCGAACGATGCCACGCAGAAGGCTTACCAGAACATCACTTCGCGGCTTGATCCGCAGTGGGCGCAAAGGACGAGCCAGCAGGAAACGGCCCTGACGAACCAAGGTCTGCGTCCGGGGATGGAAGCGTATGACAACGCCATGCGCGACTTCAACTACGGCAAAAACGACGCTTACACGCAGGCGAACACGCAGGCGATGGGCTTTGCCCCGCAGGCGATGCAGATTGAACTCGCTGCGCGTAACCAGCCGTTGAACGAACTGAACGCGCTTCGCACTGGCTCACAGGTGACGAACCCGCAGTTCTCCAACGTGCCGCAGCAGCAGACCACGGCGGGGGCAAACCTGTCGGGCGCTGCGCAGGCGCAGGGGCAGTATGACCAAGGGCTTTACAACGCTGGTGTTGGGCAGAGCAACGCGATGATGGGCGGTCTGTTCAGCCTTGGCGCGGCTGCTGCTGGTGCGCCTTCTGGCGGCTTCCTGTCCAAATTGTTCTAAGGAGCCTCCATGCAAACGGTCAACTTCCAAGCCCCCACGGACGCCGCCGCAGAAGCGGAGCAAATCGCCCGCTCGCGCCGTTATGCCGAACTCATGCAACAGCAGTCCATGCAGCCTATGGGCGACACGCAGATGGCTGGCGGCTGGGCGATCCGCAAATCCCCGTTTGAGGGGCTTGCCAAGATGCTGCAAGCCTACGGCGGCAGGAAGGGGCAGGAAGCCGCCGACGAGCGCACCAAGGCCCTGGCCGACAAGGTTCGGCAGCAAGGGGTGGCGGACGTTTCCGCGTTCACCACGGCGTTGCAGGGCAAGCCCGCGCAGGCTGAGATCCCGGCGAACGAGATGGATTACATGGGCACGGCTGCGGCCCCCGCACAGGCAGGGGACAAGTCCAAGGCTCTCGCCATTGCGCTGCAATCTCAGAACCCGATGGTGCAGGGCGCGGGTTCGTCCATGCTCGCCCAAATGCTGAAGTCCCAAGACCCGTACAGCCTGCGCGAAGGCGAGAAGCGGTATGGGCCGAATGGTGAGGTTATCGCGGCGAACGACAAGCGACCGGAAACTAAGGTTCTGTCCCCCGGCCAGACGGTGTTCCAAGTCCCCACCCAAGGGCCTGCCGTCCCGCTTGCCAACGTCCCCGAGAAAGTGGACTACAACAAGCCTTTCCTCCCGGACGGGAAGCCGAACCCCGCCTACCAAAACTACGAGTTTGGAAAAGCCCGCGCCGGGAAGCCCGACATCAACAGCACGGTTATCAACGCTGGCCCGAAGGCTTTCGAAACCGAACTCGGGAAACTGGACGCGGAGCAGCTCGGAGAGTGGCGCAAGAACGCCATGTCCGGTCAACAGACGCTCGGGATTGTCGAAAACCTGCGTGGCGCGATCAAGGAAGGCGTGTACTCGGGCGGCGGCGCACAGGCCAAGACTGCTGTGGCAAACCTCATCAACGGCATTACTGGCGCGACTCCGAAGGCCCTCCCCGGTTCGCAATTGTTCAACGCCGAATCCAGCAAACTTATTCTGGAGAAGGTCAAGCAACTCGGCGCGAACCCGTCGAACGCCGACCGCGACTTCATCGAGAAAACGGTGCCGAACCTTGCTACCAGCCCGCAGGCTCGGGACGCCCTTATCGGGTTCCTTGAGAAAAAGGCAACGGAGCAGATCGAGATTTACAAGAAGGCCGATGCCCATGCTCGCCAGAACAACGGACTGAAGGGGTTCAACATGCTCCAGACACCTAGCCCCCAAGGCAACGTTATGGACTTCAACAGTCTTCCGAAGGGAGGCACGTAATGGATGTCCGTATGCCCGATGGGACGCTGATTACCAACGTCCCGGACAACATCACCCAAGCGGATTTGATGGCTAGGGTTGAGCGTGGCCGCGCTGAAAGCGGCCCGAAGCTGAAGATCGGGCAGGAAGGCTTTGGCGATGCCCTGCGCTCAACCCTGAAAGATGCCGGATGGGCTGGGCGCAACCTTGCCGGGGCCGGGACTGCTCTTTCCAACCTGTGGGAAGGGGCAAAACAGGTAGTCGGCAAAGGCGACGACCAAGCCATCCAAGCCAACCGGATCATGGCGCAGGAAGCCCCTGTAGGCGCTTTGGCCGGGAACGTGGCTTTGCTGGCCCCTACGGCCCTCATCCCCGGAGCCAATACCGTGGCAGGGGCGGGTGTTGTCGGCGCGGCTCAGGGCCTCCTACAGCCCACCCAAGGGGACGAATCCCGCGCCGCCAATACCGCGCTTGGCGGGGCCTTTGGTGCTGGCGGTCAGGCGCTCGGCAACAAGCTGGGAACGATGCTCACCAACCGCCTTGCAACGCAGGAGGCTAAAGGTGTCGCAGACCAATCCCGGAACGCTGTCCGCGATGCCACGCTGAAATCGGCGCAGGATGCCGGGTACATTGTCCCGCCTTCGACGGTCAACCCCTCTTGGCTGAATAAGCGCATGGAAAGCCTTGCCGGGAAGGCGGCAGTCGGTCAGGAAGCGGCAACCAAGAACCAAGACGTTACCAATGCGCTTGTCCGCAAAGGCATTGGCCTTGCCGACGATGCGCCCATCTCTGAATCTGCGGTCAAGCAGGTTCGCACGGTTGCCAGCCAGCCTTACAAGGAAGTCGCGGCGCTCAACAAAGACGCTGCGGAGGCTCTGGAAGCCCTCAAACAAGCCCGTTTCGAAACCAACGCGCAGTACAAGTTCTATGGCCGTTCAGCCGACCCCTCGGCGCTCGCAAAGGCCAAAGCAGCGTCCACGGAAGCCCAAGGCTGGGAGGAGTTCCTAGAGGCCGAAGCCGCCGCCGCTGGGAAGCCGGATTTGGTCAACGCGCTGCGCAAGGCGCGGCAGGAGATCGCCAAGACACACGATGTCGAACGCGCCCTGAACACCTCCACCGGGAATGTGGTCGCCACCGACCTCGGGAAGATGATTGACAAGGGCAAGCCCCTGACCGGGGAACTGGAAACCGCCGCCCGCTTTGCTGATGCGTTCCCGCAACTGGCTCGGGAGGGCAGCAAGATCCCGACTCCGGGGGTAAGCAAGTCTGAGGCCCTGGCTGCTGCGTTGCTGGCTACGGGCGGCGCTGCTGCTGGTGGCCCGTTTGGCGCTGTGGCAGGCGCTTTGCCTCTCCTGAGTGGCCCTGCGCGAAGCATCGTGCTTTCCAAGGCGTATCAAAACGCAATGGCGCAACCGAAATACGGGCCGGGAATGACGACTAAGGCTTTGGGGCAGGTAACGCCGGAAAGGGCGGCTTTGCTGGCTCGGGCGCTCGCCCCGGCTCTGGCCCCTACGCTAGCGACACAGTGAGTCTTTAGGCCCGCCGCGATGCTTGAGGATCTGGTGCTTTAGCCAGCCCTCTGGCATCCATTTGTGAATTGCCCAGCGCATGGGCAGGCAGATCCCCCCGAACAGCAGTAGGGCTGCAAATGGCTTGACAACTACGGCTATTAGCCAAGGTTCCATAGCCGATCAATCTACCACAACTAACGCCGGGATGGCGTGAGGAGCAAGAATGAGCCGCAACGGGTCAGGTACTTACTCGCTTCCAGCGGGGAACCCGGTAGTCACCGGAACCACAATC